GCATTGATGGCCTAAGCGGCAGCATAGTCGCAAAAATAGTACACTATGCTGCAACCCAGTTTGTTACCAAACTGGTTCAGGCTACGCTAATTAAAATTGTGACCAAATAAAACCGGACTGACTACCGGGAAAAACTTTGGTTCACAAAATTAAATACGGCGCAGTCCAGGAAACAAAAAGTACAGTTTCCCCCAATCGGCCACAGATTGGTAGAGTGATTTTTCCTGCTAGCTCACTCATAAAAGCTACATTTTCTGTAACGGGGTGTCTGTCCCCGCAAGCCACGCCTTAAGGCGCTGGCGGATCTGCTTCGTAGTACATACGAGGTAATCCAGAAAAGAAATATGTCTGGAAATCCTCTCCTACGGCAGTGTACACATCATATGTGGAAGTATTCGTATTTGCTCCACTATCTTGGAAAAATATTCGACAATCCCAAGCTGCTTCCCAAAAGGAAGAATCTGAGGTGTCTTCGATCTTTCCCGGCGTGAAACGATATGCCGAATAATAAGGCATTTCGAACTCCAACATACCATTTACATGGTTAGAAGTCAAAGCCAGACCTCTATATGATGGAAGTGGATTTGTATCTAATGGTACGCTGTTACCTGTAGCGGCAACCCAGCGAGATACAATATCATGTCTAGCTATAGACTGATCTCCGTACACTGGCATGGTCGCTCGTTGCGACCTATATTCTGGAGCAGTAGGAAACCATGGTGCACGTTGCACTTCAACACGATCAGCGCGATTTGCGCAACCTCTCGGTACTAACTTATATCGTATTGAGCCTCTATGTCCAGAAAAAGCAGATCGAACCCAATGAATTAACAAAGTGTTCACGTAATTATAAGAGAATGGAGTCCCACCGGAATCTGCTGTATCAACAGCTCCAGCAACGGCTCCTCTCAAATAAGGAAAAGGTGCAAACCTCGATGAAACAACTGTTGGAACAGTGGCAAGTTTTGGAATAGTATTCCACAGCTCATATCGTTTCAACATAGTTCGATAAGAGGTTATCGCTTCTCCAAAGAAAACTTTGTTAAGCTCAGGGCTCTCAGCTGGTGGTAAACCAATAATGGTTGAACTTTGTTGCTGAGGAGCATCTGGCTCATCGGTGTTCTGGCTTTCTGGGACCAAAACCCCAGATTGCGGTTCCAATATTTCTCCACTCTGTGGTTTCAAAACAAAGTGTTTAAAATAATCATCTGGAGCCGCAACTTCAAAATCGTCTCCCATAGAGACAAATACGTTAATTTCTATATCGTTAGTCACAGCACTATTTGGTGTAGTAAGTTCATTCACGACTAGAACCCCAATAACGCCATTACCAGTTCCTTTTGAAGTATACCTCGTTGTACTATACATTGTGGTAACTCCATCTTGTCCTGGCAGTGCGTGATTAAGGAAATTTCTCTCTTGTCCATTACCTATTTCAATGGTGAAATCTTGCTCTTCAGCAATATCTACAACCTTCAAATAGTTGGTATTATACTCAGAGAAACCTAAATACGTATTGTTCGCAATAAAATTGGGATCATAAACGATTTTGAGACGTCCTTTGTGGAAACTAGAACATACAATCTGAAACCGAAATTTCATCGAACCTTTCCAATGTGAAAATGGCAAAGCTGCCATACAACACGCTGGAAAATGGTACGATACTGGCGGTCCAGAATCTTCGGCCCAAGTACACGGGTCTAATCTTGCATTCCACAATAACGTATCTGGTGCTGTTCCAATATTCCAGTTAAAAGTAGTGAGATAAGATTCTCTCTTTGCAATTTCTCGGATATTCAATGGATCAGCAGGTCCCACCCCGGCAATTCTAGGATCGATAGACAATTCCTGTTTTTCATCTACAGTCAACTTCTGTGCATTATCTGGCACATTAGTCAAAGCAAGTGAACTTACAGGTGTAGGTCGATACGGTTCCGGGGCTTTGGTGATTGGTGGTCGACAATAACCAAATATTTTTGCCATTGTTGCAACTGCTCCAGCACCTATTTCAGTTGCTGTAGCAAAAGGAGCTATATATGGAACTCCTTTCAAGTATGCGGCAAACTTGGCTACACTAGTGGCTGGGCCACTAATCGTACCTTCCTTATTTGCCTCTTCAATTTCACCAGATTGAGGAGACAAAGTATCCTGATCAACTGATGTCAAGACACTCATTGACACATCTTCTGCCCAAGCAAATACTGTTATGGTTACCACATCTGTGGCACCATTAGCATGCTTCAGCGGGTTAAGAGTTCTGAAATACAAACGTCCCATCTCACTCCATTGAGATTCTATAATCTCAAAGTAGTTTTGATAATTGAACATAGGTAATTTCATTTCTCCTCCCGTAGAAGTTGTAGGGTTTAGAAAAATGTGTGGTTGTTGCGAAGCTTGCACTAGATCGGATCTTACCAATGCAGCATTCGTAGACAAATTATCATAAACATCAAAAGGAAGGTAGCTCACTAGCATTCGACCATATTGGAAACCATTGCCATTTATAACAACTTTGACTTTCAAATTCGCTTTCATCAAACTAAAATTCGTAAGACGATTCGAAACTCTTGGATTATCAAAATACAGACTCCAAGGATCTATGTCAAAATTTAAATTAGCACTGGTAGACCATTCTTCTTCTGCGATCTTAATTGGTCGCGAAAAGAAATTTGCTAGTGAGGCATCATTTGCGTCCTGTAA